ATAGGGTCTGTGTATGTGCGACATCGCACATGATTGTGGAAGTATACAGACTGTTACAGACTGTGTCAACTGTTCGCGAGACCGTGGGGCCGGGATTTACCGTGTGTCATCCGCGGATTCGCACCCGAACAGAGGCACGGGGGGGGTCGGGGGGGGTCTGGGTTTTGCGAGGTGAGGCCATGATGCTAGCGAGCGTGAGACCGCCGTGGCTGTACCGATGTCCGCATTGTGGGACGGAGGATTTCGGGGCGTGGGAGGTCTGCCAGCGATGCCGGGACCAATGGGAGTTCCGCGCACCGGGCTGGCTGGAGGCATTGCAAAGCCGTGAAGATCAAACCGTCGAAGTTTGTAGTCGAGTCGTTGGCGATTTGTCCGCGGGCCAATTTCAAGCTGAAGGGGCTGTATGAAGTTCCAAGCGGTGAGGCTGGAGGTGAGGGTGGATCCGGCGTGCCCGCGGGGAATGGTGTTTCTGATTCCTCGTCCCCGCGATCCACGGGAGCGGATCCGCCCCGTGGGGATCTGCATGGCGAGTAGGACGAGCAGGGTGTTCGACTACTTTGAGGAGTTCGATGATGGCAAGGAAGCCAAAGAAGAACAAGCAACCACAGCGTCACCCGACGAAAAAGCAGAAGGAGACGCGGCAGCTCACCGCGCTCCTGCTGTCGGAGCAGGTGACGGACGCACAGATCTACGCCGGGATGGTCCAGCTCCAGCGGGATCTCGGGTACCCGGAGGGCGGGATTGACGTATCCCGGTCCGAGCAAATCATGGGCGATGCCCTGCTGGAAGCGGTGAAGCGGGCGGCGGCGTCGGGCGACGACAAGATGCTCAATCGTCTCGCCCGTACCTTGTCCAAGGTCCGCAACGAGCAGGAGGCACGGAAGCACCGGGAGAATGTGACGGCGGTGGAGGTACTGCACAGCAACGTCTACCGCGAGTACATGCAGGTCCAGCGGTCTGCGATCACGGGAGGCGACGACAATGCCAAAACCGTCGAAGCGGCTACCGCCGCGTTCGAAGCCAGCCGTCGGGGAGAGGGATCGTAGGGAGCTGTGGCGTCGGAAGCTCGGCGACGCAAACATCCTCATCTACGGGTGGCCGGGCGATCTGATCGAGGGCTCGAAGATGGTCCGTGCGTACTGTGTTATCTGCAAGCAGCCGAGCCGGGTGAGGTCGGTCGAGAGTCGGGTGACGACGGACGCCGGCGACGGGACAGCGCGGGGGAAGCAGCTCAAGGTCAAGGGGGGCTGGGAGCGGTACCTGATTGTCTGTGCTGAATGCACCGGGCTGGGCTGATACCATAAATGCCAGGGCGATTGCGACTACCACCGATCGCGACGTTGCAGGCGCAGACCGAGCGGTACATCCAGAAGTACGGCAATCGCGGCGCGATGATCGTGCTGGACGACGAGCAGTACGAGGAGCTGCGGGCCTGCTCGGAGTCGTTTGTTCATTTCTGCGAGCGATGGGTCTACGTCCAAGACAAGGTCACCAAGCGGGACGAGCTGTTCAATTTGTTCGAGGGGCAGCGGCGGGTCGTGCCGGAGATGGTCGCGGGCAGGTGGCTGTGTCTGTTGAAGGGTCGCCAGCTCGGGCTCACGTGGCTCTGCGCCGCGTTCGTGCTGTGGTGCCTGCTGTTTCGGACCTCGTTCACATGCGTGGTCATCAACCAAGAAAAGCAGTACGCCCAAGACTTCATCTGGCGGGTGAAGTTCATGTACGATCGGCTCCCCGTCTGGATGCGGAAGCAGATCACGAAGAAGGATAGCACCCGTCTGAAAATGGAGGCGGGGGGAAACCAAGGAGATCTCCGCGCGGTGGTGGGGGGAGAGAAGGGCGCCCGGTCGGTAACGGCGGATCTCGTCATCGTGGACGAGGCGTCGCGCGTCGACGATCTGGAGGCGACGCTGGCCGCGATCCAGCCGACGGTCGGTGACAGCGGCGGTCAGATCGTGCTCCTCTCCAGCTCGGCGGGACCGCAAGGCGTGTTCTATGAGTGCTGGAAGGACTCCTACGGTCTCGACGGGGAGAAGCGGGGCGCCGACGGCGTGGGCGAGAATCGCTACATGCCGATCTTCCTGCATTGGTCAGAGCGGCGAGGGCGGGATCAAGCATGGTACGACCGGGAAGCACAGGCGCTCAACAAGATCTCGCCGGTCCGCATGAAGCAGGAGCACCCGGAGAATCCGCAAGAGGCGTGGGAGTATGCGTCGGGTCGGGTCTATCCGTTGTTCACCCGGGCGCGATGCGTGGGGACGATGGAGATCCCGACGACCGCGGAGCTGTACCGGGCGATCGACTGGGGTCAGACCGACTCTCCGTTTGTGTGTCTGTGGATCGCTCACATCAAGGGTCCGACGGGGCTACTGGTTTCGCCGGAGTGTCCCGAGCTGATTCGCGAGATGCTTTCCTACCGCTACAACGACGATCGACCGGACGAACCGCTCAAGGAGGACGACCACGGACCGGACGCGCTGCGGTACGCCGTGACGACGTTCCGCACGGCGATGACGGGTCTGGTGTACGTCTACCGCGAGTTCTATCTGCGGGACAGCGTCGAGAAGGGGTGGAACCCCATCGACGAGATCGACAAGGTCCATGAGATGTCCGGGTGGCAGCCGTCGCCGCCCGATCACCGGACCAAGTACGAACGCGGGCCCACGGGCGAAGTGTACGTGAATTCGGTCGCGGATCGGAGCTGGCCGAGCATCATCAAGCTGTTCTGTGCCCACGATCTGCCGCTCGTTCCGCACAAGGCCATGCACAAGAAGAAGCGCCCGAAGGAGGGCGTGCTGACGGAAAACCCGCTCAAGGAGCGGTTGGAGGGAATTCGCCGACTTTCGGTGTTTGTGGATGGTTCTCGCGATTTGGACAAGGTCATCCCGATAACACGGGAAGAACAGGCGCTCCAGCTCATGCGCCGCGAGCAGGCACGGAAGGCCGTCGGCGCGGTGCCGGCTACGACCGGGCTGGATGAGCGGTCGCGCTTGCATTTGGCGAAGCGACTGATACAAGCACGACGGCGGGGGAAGAAGCGAACAGCGAGACGCTAGGGCGAATCGCCGCAAGAAGCAAAGCCCACGACCGGAAACGCGACCGGACGCGGGCTGTCACCCACGGGCTTTGACAGGAGCCTACCGGAGTGTGCTGCCGGTAGGCTTCTGTTCTTGCGCGGGTGCCCACCAAGGAGACACGACAATGAGTCGAGGCATCGGCTACGAGATCATGGAGGACTGGATTCAGTTCATCGACGCGGAGACCTACGACGACTCGCCCGAGGTGGTTTCCAACACCGTCATCATCTTCCCGGGCTGCAAGCAGCAGAGCACCGGCAACAAGATCTGGGGACGAATGGGTGCCGGTTGCTACGGCGCCGAGGTCCGTCTCATCATCACGGGCACGGGCGCCCAGACCAAGATCCTCAACATCTACGGTTGTCCCGACGGGGACGACACGCTCCAGAACAGCGCGCCGGCGACGTTTGCGGGGGCGACGACCGCCATGACGTACACGTTGGCGGCGGCGGCGACGACACGATGGTCCAAGATGATCCTTGGACAAGACGTCGGCAGCGGTTTCGCAATCGGCTTCACAGCGGGTGGCGTCGAGACACACACCGTATCGGGATGGTATCGCCGGTTCACGCTCGGCAATCCTTCGACCCGGTAGTACACTGTGAGGAGGACGCCCGATGGTCATTCGGGACATCGACGACGTCCGGGAATGGGCAGCTCGCATGGAAGCTACGTCGGAAGCACGCTGGAATGAAAACTGGCGGTGGAAGCAGACGGTCGACGTGCGGTACGCGAAGCTGGAGACCAAGATCGAGGCTATGGAGCGGAGAGTCACCTATCTGGCTGGCTTCGCCGCGGCCATTGGCGCGATCGGGGGAACGGCCATTCCCGACATCATTGAGTCGTTGCGAAAGGCGCTGTAGCGATGGACATTCACTGGTTGGCATGGGGCATAGCAATCGCGGGTTTGGTGCTGTCGATCCGGCAGCGGCTCGCGTGGATTCGTTTCGTGCAGGACCACCCTTGGGCGATCCTGTGGAACGACCAGACGTAGGAGGAACCATGAAACGTCACAACCGCAGCATCGCGAGTATCATCGGACTGGTGGCCGCTATCGGGGGGTGTCTTTGTCCCGTCGGTGGCTGCGCGGCCGACGGGCAATCGACCGTCCGTGGTGTCATCCCCTTCTTGGGCCCGTTTGAGTGGACCGAGCAGCACGACGGGTGGCATCGCACGTTCGATCCCGAGGCGTGGGCTGAAATCAGAAAGCTCATTCGCGGAGAGCCGAAAGATGGCGAGCAGCCGGCGGATGGCACCGGAGAATCCGAAGCAGCGACGACCGCAACCGATTCTCCCGGCGGGTAAGCGCTGGAGCGACGAGGCCCAACCGGGCTGGACGAGGGAATCGTGGGTCTGGTGGCTGCGGCGATTGGCCCGCCTGAGTGCGGAATACAACCCCGTCGCGTCGAAAGATCTGACAGAGAGAGCGGACGCTTGGGCGTCAGGTCAGGAGGAAACGATCATGCAGAAGGGTAGCAAGGCGTACACCGGCTCGGGCATGAAAAAGAAGTGCCCGAAGTGCGGGAAGATGGGCTGCAAGGGCTGTGGCGACGGTGGCCGCGGCAAAAGCGGCAAGAAGAAGGGCAAGTAAATACCAGACCATTTTGCGCATGAGCGCAAATAGGTTCTGATCGCGGGCACGGCTTTGACAGAGGCCGCGCGGGTGTAACGCACCTGCGCGGCTTTTTTCGTTATGGCGAAGAAGATCACATTTCGGGACGCACCGGTTCGGGACACCGAGCACAGCGAACGCGACCACGGCAACGCGCCGGCGGCGTGGATGATCGATTGGACCGACCCGGACAAGATCGACGAACGGGATCTCGTCGACTTCATCACTACCCAATACGAGGAAGGCAAGAACCGACGCGCACAGTGGGAGGCGTCTGCGAGCGAGCAGCTCGCGTGGGCTCGCGGCAATCAGATGTTGCGGTGGGACGACGACGCCAAGGATCTCATGGTGTTTCAGGAGGAGGGGCTCCCGCTTGAGTTTCGCGATCCGATCACGATCAATCTGCTCAAGGGGTACGTGCTGCAGCTTCTCTCGTTCATCATCGGGCGATCGCTCACGTTTCAGGTGGATCCCACGACCCGGGACGACGACGACGTCGCCAGCGCCCGGATCGCGTCGAAGGTCGCCGACTACTACTGGCGCGGCGGCACGGAGGACGGGCTGTCGCGTCTGCTGGAAGCGGCGTGGATGATGTTCTGCACCGGGATCGTCTGGTGTAAGCCGATCTGGGACCCGGCGCGCGGAGCAGTCGACAGCTTCACACCGGATCTGCTCGCCCAAGAGGAGGGGTTCAACCCGGAATCAGAGGAGCAGCGTCAATCGCTCATCGAGCGGTTCAAGGGGTACGTTGCAACGAAGCGGGGCTTCGGCGTCGGTCAATACGAGATGGACGAGCACGGCACGCTGAATCTTCCGCGTGGCGACATCTACATCGATTGGGCAAACGGCTTCGACGTCACCGAACCGTACAACTGCCGGAAGGCGGAGGAAGCGCCCTGGCTGATCCACAGCCGGTACCGGCAGATGGAGTACATGATCGAGCGGTACGGCGAGAAGGCGATGTCGGACATCCGCCCGACGTCGGAAGCAGAGGCCTACCAGTACCGCACCAACGAACAATACGGCGCGTACAGCTCGGACCGCTCCGGGCAGCTCATGGCCGAGGAAATCTTGGTTCATGAGCTTTGGCGCCCACGTAGCATTTCCGCGCCGCACGGGATCCTCGCGATCGTCTGCGACAACAAGCTGATTAAGGTCGGACGTCACCCGTACCTGCACGGGCGTCTGCCTTTCATCACGTTCCGCGAGCTACCGGATCCAGAGCATTTCCGACCGGGCTGCACCATCCGCGATCTCATGCCGCTCCAACGCGCTCGCAACGCGACGCGGTCGTTCATGCTGGGACATTTTCGCAAGACGGTGGATCCGCGGATCTTCAACGAGGCGGACAGCGGGCTCCCGGACGATGCGTTCCTCGACGGTCCCAAGGTTATCCCGCTCAAGGATGGCGGGATCGAGAAGGTCAAAGCATTCGAGCATCCGGTCCTGCCGAGCTACACCGCGGGAATGGACCAGCTCAATCAGGAGGACATGGAAAACGTCGGCGGGATCCACAGCTCCACACGGGGCAAGGCGGAATCCGCACAGCAGTCGGGCAAGCACGCCGAGATCCTGCGCCGCGGCGACCAGCAGCGGTCGACGGTGACGCGGATCCTGTTCGAGAAGTCGGCGTCGCGGGTCGGCGCCCAGCTCTTGTCTTTGGTGTGGGAGTTCGTACCGCACGAAACCACCGCGACGATCACGGGCGAGCACGGCAAGTACGAGATCTTCACGTTCAAGAGCGACGACATCCGGCAGAAACAGTTTACCGGACCGATGGAGTGGAACATCACGGCGCACCTTGGCCCGGAAACCGACATCGACATGGTGTTGGGGAAGATCGAGGTATTGCAAGCGGGCGGTTGGATCTCTGCGGAACGAGAGAAGGACCGCCTCATGGTCAAGCGGTGGATGGGCGAGCACACCGCCGGCGACACCGACGACGACGGTTACCACCGATGCAACGCGAACAACGAGAATCACGATCTCAAAGAGGGGCAAGAGGTCAATATCGCGCTGGGCGACGACGACATCGTCCACATCGACGCGCATGAGCATTTCACGACGCTCCCCGAGTTCCGGGAGGCGGCGAAGAAGAAGCCGCAGATGGCGATGGCGATGCTCATGCACATCCGCGCCCATCAGTACGCCTACGCCGAGAAACAGCTGCGCCTGCAGGCGATCGCCGAGCAGGTGAAGCAGGATCTCATGCAGCAGTTTCAGATCATGCCGCCGGGTCAACAGGGAACCGGCAACGCGGCCCCGCCGCCGGGCGGTGCGCCCGCGGGACCGCCACCACACGGACAGTCGGCCAGCGGGGTACCCGCGAAGGCCGGCGTATAGGAGACGACTATGTCAGACGAAAACGAGACCACCCAAGAAACGAACGACGATCTGCAGCTCAGCGCCGACGAGCGGGCGATGCTCGCAGAAGCCCGGGAACGGGGGATCCCACCCGGAGAGATGATTAACCGCGCCTCGCGCGACTACCACCGGGAGCAGGAGGAAAAAGCGAGAAGCGCGCCGGCCAACAACAACACCCACGACACCATCCCCACGCTGCGGGAGGTGGACGAGCGCGTCGAGCAGAAGATCTCGGAACGCGACCAACTGAAAGCCAAAGAGAAGGCCAAGGAAGAAATGATCTCCACAATCGGCAAGGTCATCGACGAGGAAGGCAGCTTCGGCGATGACCCCGCGGACCGTCGGCAGATCCAAAGCGAGGCTCTCCTGCACGTCCATGAGCGGGCGATGAAGGACGGACTTCGCGGCCCAGCGTTCATTCAGGCGCTGAAGGAGGAGACGCAGAAGGAAATCGAACGGCGTCTCGCCAAGATGGGCGGTTCGCCCAAGACCAAGAAGGCGGATCTCGACAACCGACTGGATGCGGCCCGCAACGCCGGCGACGGCGGGGGCGGTCGCAGCGGCGGACAAGGATCCGCGACGACGTCGCTCCGTAGCCTCGACCACATGGGCGACGAGCAGTTCGGACTCGGCACCAACTGGCCCAGCGATGCGGATTTGGACCGCGCCGCGAAGCAGGACGCCGAGGCGTTTTTGAGAAAAGCCCGCAACAAGCGTTAGCGGGTGACATCGAAAATAGCCCGCCGCGACTGATCATCGCGGTCAAGGGCTGTGGGGCACCGACGTCCAGCTCGCACGGACCACACGGCTCAGGGCTGAAACAACGTAGCGCTTAGCTGGGGCGTGGAGGTTCTGCCAATGGCATCGAACCGCACTACCCAAGAGGATCTCCTGCGGACTGTCTATCTGCGCAAGATGCAACGGCAGTTCAACCTCAAGAGCATCCTGCTGCAGACTCTCGAACGAAACAGCGACTACTACCGGGAAGGTAAGGAGATCTCGATCCCGATCCACACCCGGCAGACCGGCGGTTGGACATGGTCCAACTCCGGGCAGCTCCCGGAATCCGGCGAGCAGCGCGTCGCCCGTCACACCTACAACTACAGCCGGATGTACGGCACCATCGAGATCGACGGACCACACGTCGAGGGTGCGGCGTCCAGCGAAGCGGCGGAACGCCGACCCTACGACTTTGAGACCACCAACCTCATCAAGCAGATGCGGCACGGTTTCAACTTCGATCTGTTCGGCGACGGGACGGGTACGCTGTGCTCCGTCGTTTCAGCGGCGTCCTCGACCACCTGTGTGGTGGACGACGTCCGCGGTTTGGTCGACGGCATGCGCGTCGACGTCCTCATCACGTCGACCGGCGCCGTTTCCGGCGGTGTGTCCAAGGCGACCATCAGCGTCGACCGGACGAACAAGACGCTCACCCTGCTGGGTGGAACGACTTGGGCGGACGGAACCGGCACAGAGCTGAACACCAACGCCGCCGACTACACGGTGTACCGCAGCGGCGCCCGCAACCAAGCCTGTTGGGGCTTGGACGCGATCATCGCGACGGGCAACCCGACGCCGGGCAACTACGGCAACATCGACCGCACGACTTCCGGCAACGAGTTCTGGCAGGGCAACGTGTTCTCGAACAACGGCGACGCCCGCTTCATCTCGTTCCCGATCATCGAGGAGGCCCGCAACGAAGTCGAGAAGCGCAGCGACGGAGAGACCAACCTCATCATCTGCGGCTACGAGGTTCACTCGCAGCTAATGAACGAGCTGGTCAACGCGCGACGCATCGACAACAACGTGGTCAAGCTCAACGGTTGGGCGACGGCGATCATGCACGACGACGTGCCGATCGTGCGCGACAAGCATTGTGACCCCACCAAGATGTACCTGCTCGACACATCGATGATCGAGCTGTTCCAAAACGATGCGGGCAAGTGGATGGACAAAGACGGTGCCATCCTCTCGCGCA